TGGACATCAGCGGGAACTGGAATACGGGGGATGATCTTCGGTTGCTGGAGGCGCTTTTAATGCCTTTCAGTGGGTATTCCTTGGATTGCCTGCAGGGATGTATGGGAGACCTTGAGGTCATTTCGGCTGATGCGGTTCTGAGGGTCCTCGATATTCTGACTGACTATGAGGCTGCAAAGGCTGCAGATGCTGCTCGTCTGGTGGCTGATACAGAAGGAAAAACCCTGATTCAGGCTGATGTACTGAAGTGGCAGCCGAATGCTACTGGAATCAGTGGCACAGAGGCCCAAATGAATAGTCTGAGGGGTAGTTTGATGGCATATTTTAGCTTTTGCCCTTGCGTAGGGACCTCTGACGGGGGTTTCACTGGTGTGACGAGCCTGATTCGGTCCTGATAGGTAGACTGTTAAGTCTTTTGGGTGCGAACCCGTGCATCATCCTGAAATCGAAGGCCCTCTCGGGGACGCCCTGGCCGAATTCTCCAAACAGGAACTTGTGGATGTTTATTGCAAGGGTTGTGGAGCCTTCAGGAAGATGAATGCAGTGTATGCCAAGTACCTGCAGGGTGAGATCAATAACTGCCCAAAGTGTAAGGGCTTGAAGCTTGAGCCCTGAAAGGGCGAATAGCGACCGACGGAGTCGGAGGCTGTGGGCGTGGCATCCTAAGAGGACGAAAGGACTGCGTTCATGGCTTCCCCCCTCCTTCCATATGCCAACGCGAGGGTCCTGGTGACTGCTGAGGGCGTGGTTTCGAAGACCAATGGGCGCTTTGTTGCCACTGTTGGGCAGAAGTACCTGGTCAAGTGCTTCATGAAGAGGGCTCAGTATACCGGCGTGTCGTCCGGATCGAAGAAGTTGCCACTTGAAAGTCAGCTTGACGGGGCCATGATGCCCGGAGCCTCTGGTGATTCGTTCTACTACCGTGGCTATGCGCTGGAGAGTGCTGCGGTCGGCCCCAGCTTTATGCTTGGGGATGCAGAGACCGGGCTGACATGGACGCAAATCACTGGTCAGCCGGCCTATCTGCCTGCAGGAGCTACCGTAGAGCTTGGTTTTGGCAATGAAAAGCCACTGGCAGGCCGCGTGGAGCGCTCTGATGGCATCTTTGGTGGCCAGGGCATCGATGAGATTCTCTATTCAGAGATCGGTGGAGTACAACTTCAAATCACTGGTGCGGAGCTTCAGAACTAATGGCAAAAGGGGCTTCTTTTAGTAACGATCCTATCAGTCAGATGGAAGGCAAGCTTAAGCGAGCCTCCGCCGAGGCAGAGAAACAGTCTCAGATATGGTCTGCAAACAATCTGTTTGGGATGGTCAGGATTAAGTTTGACGCAAAAAACGCTACCTTGGCCGCAAAAGCAATAGAAGAGGGCATAGATTACGGCCTGAGCGTAGCCCAGGATGCCCTCAGGGAGGCTTTAGATCTTGCTGTGTCCTCTTCTGTGTGGGGATGGAATGAAGGGGGCTCCAGGGACATTGTGGATACCGGTGCGTTAAGGGACAGTTTGACGGTTTCCCGTCAAGGTAAGGAGTTACTTATTGACTATAGCGCTCCATACGCCTCTTTTGTCCATTATGGTGGATACATTCAACCGTATGGCAACGCATCCATCGCGGCTGTCTATATTCCAGGCCGACCGTGGGTGGACTCGGTCCTTTACGGTGGTGGCCCAGTCGCTCAATTTGACCTAGATCGCATTATCTTGGATTCAATTGCAGCCAGGATTTAGGTAGACTAGCGGGCTTTTGAGACCAGTATGGCCAAGCTTCCTTTTGTTGTAGAACCCCGGCTGAAGCCCATCATTGAGCTGGTTGGAAGTGAAGACTCAGGTCAAATCGAAATTGAAAGGAAGGGGCACCTGTCTGCTGGCGAAAAGGCCTTTGTATCCAATGGTCTTGCATCCGATCCAACATCCGAGATGATGTTCGCATTGATGCGCAGGGTTGCGGCAAAATACACCATCGATACAGAGGAGGCATATCAACTCATTCATGGAGTTTTGACTGGTTCGAGCGACGACGAACTTGCTCAAAAACTTCGTATTGATTTCACAACTGAAATTGGTGAAATTACAATGGCCGCAGTTGCTGGCCAATCTAGGGGTGATTTCATCAAGGCGTATTGCATGCTGCTCTATCGTGTCGATGGCTCGCTTAGTGCTCAAGACGTCATGGAACAGCACCCCGACATTCTTGCTGATCTCGTAAAACTCTATAATGACGAAGAGAGCAAGAGTACAGAACGTCTACTGGAGGCGGTTCAGGCCAGCGATACTCAGTCAGAGGAAGCCGCAAAAAAGTAACCTCTGGAGAGGCGGTATACGATTTTGAGCGGTACTACTGGCAACTCAAGCGATTCTTCCCTGGAGATCCCGAGTTCTCGTATGAACGCTTTTATCAACTGCCATTTGAGTACGTCATCGAGGCGTACAGCAACGCCATGCGCATGCAACAGTACGAACTGTTTGCCTACGAGCGCCCAATTGCCATGCAAACAGCCCTGCATGCAAACCTGAACAGAGATCCAAAGAAAAGACAGAAGCCATTCACGGCAGAGGACTACTACCTTTACCAGCCACGAGACGAACAAGATCTGCCAGCAGGTAGATGCGGAGCCGCCGCACTTGAGCTTATCAAGCAAGGCAAGTTCCCTTCCTGGGCTCTTTTCTGCTATAAAGAATTGGCTACGGGTGCCGATAAAAAGCCCCCGGCATTGCTGGCATTTATATCTGAATCGGCCATTTTGCTTGCACCAATCAAGACGCAATCCGGTTACAAGGGTATGCTGATTGCAACAGAAGAGGCCTCTGAAAGGTATCTGCCTTTCGAGGCCCCAGATGGATCAATTATAGAGATGTGGGTACCTAAAGTAGATACCAAGTACATCGCTCAAGACAATGTCACGCTGCGCGTCCGGTAGGCCACTCGCATGACAGGATTCGGTTGGCATATTCGTCAACCCTTTTGGCGTCTTCCTCGTCAAACGGACCAAAATCTTTCATGTCGCCAGAAAGCCATTGACGAATGCGCCACTCGGCCTCGATGGTGTAGAAAGGTTGCATACGGAACCATGCAACCCACTCGATCGAAGACTTGGCCGAGTTACAGGCCGCGCAAGCAGGAATGACGTTAGTTGTCCTATCTTCACCGCCCCTTGACTTGGGACGAACATGATCCATTGTCAGTTCAGTAAGGCTTTCATCTGCAATTGGCGGGCGACCGCAATATGCACAACGATTGTTCCAGGCCTCTTTGATGCTATCCCGCCATTGCTGACGGGCCTCTCGACGGGTCAGGGCAGACATATTCGCTAGGTAGTCGGAAATCCTCTCGTACAGGGGGAGGTGGTCCCTTTCGAAGCTCATCCGATCACCAGGTGACAACAACGGAGAAGCTGCGGCGGATCCTCTGCGAAGCCATAAGCATCTTGCGTTGTCATCTACAGTTTACCGAGCCGGAACACTAAAAACGACCGCGGGAACTTGCTGTGGCACAGGTTTTTCCCACTTCCGCAAAGGTTGTTTACGATTCCCTGGTCGGCAATGCCTCGTTCATGGCCAAATTAGGTAGTTATACCTTTTCCGGCGGTACTGGAGCGCCAGAACCAGCTATTGCAGTTCTGTCTCCAGGCGAATCATTGCCAGAACTACGTGGCGTCGAGGGAGTTGAGTGTATTATTCACGATGCCGCCAATACAAAAAGGATGGCATTTCTGTCTGGCAATTCTGCTACAGTATTCATTTGGCAGGTATTTCTTATCTGTTGGGAGGGAGCTACTGGGCAAGATATGACTGATGCCGTCTCGGCATTGATGAGCATCTTCCCCGGAGCTACTTCGACCGAAACTGTTGCTACTGCCCATGGACTAGGATCGCTTGTACAGACAAGAATCCTGATCCCTTCTGACATGCCAATTATCGGCTGATTGGAAACCTTATAGATGAGAGGGACTACCTCTCGACTGCAGTCCCTTTCGCCTTTTTCGAAGATGGCAAACTACTCCGCCGCCTTTGGCTACCAGGTTTACCTGGTGCCACTGAAGGCTTCTAGCGTTGATACGGCTTTTACTGGCGTTACTCAGGGCGTGGCTTCTCAGTCGCCTAACAGTAAGACCATTAGCAATGTTGCTCGCACCTCCAACGTTGTAACCATTACCACTAGCGCCGCTCACTCTTTTGCAGCTGGTAATACCGTTGTTGTCACGGCAACTACTAATACTGGCATCAACGGCACTTTTACGATTGTTGACGTTCCCACCACCACCACCTTCACCTACGTCAAGACCGGCACCAACATCACCTCTGGCGCCGACACCGGTACCGCAGTGATTCAGGCCGCCAGTGCGGGTGGTTTTATCAGTGTCGCCAGCAAGGTTCTGGCTAGCGATACGATTTCCTATACAAACGGCGTTTTTACCGCTGAGGGTGTGACCTTCAGCATGACCGGCAATGATAAGCCTGCTGTTCTGACAGGCCTCACCAACGCCTCTCTGGAGACTGATACCAACGTTGAGGATATTACTACTTACGATAATGATACCAAGGGCTTTGGCATCTCGATCGCAACCAGCAAGTCCTGGTCGATCAGTCTTGCTGGCGTGGCTGACTTCAAAGATGCCGCCTACCAGATCCTGCGTCTGGCTGAGCAGAATACCGTGGCTGACGGTCTGCGTGTGAAGTTTGTTCGCGTTGGTCCTACTGGGACCTCTGAGACTGTGTACGGCTATGGCACCCTGACCGGTTACACTGAATCGATCGAAGCTGGCTCGATCGTTTCCTGGGAAGCTACCCTCACCGGCTACGGTGCCTACCGCCTTGACATTGACGTCAACGCCTGATTTCAACAGGATAAACGGCCCCCGAAAGGGGGCTTTTTTCATGGAAACCTATACGCGAACTCGGGTGCAGCATGGCGGACAAGACCCTTCGTTATAGTGTCGAAGTCGATAACGCCCAAGCGCTTGGTGAGATCGATCAACTTTGGAAATACGCCCAAAACGGCGCCGTTGCGGCTGCAAGGGTGCTGAACCAGGAACTTGGTGGTACCGTCAAGACTGTATTGGATTGGGAGGTTCGCGTTGACGATAGTGGTGTTCGCCGGCTTCAACCCGTCGTCAAGGAGGTGCTGACTGAGTATGACAAGCTAAACAATGCACAAAAACAGGTAAACAAGACACAAGAAGGTTCTGTCACTAGCCTGCGCCAACAGCTCAATGCAGCTACGCAACTTCGAGATGGCATCTCAAAGATCGTAACAATAACTGATAATGCTGGTCGCAGCATTAAAGCAATCAATCCAGCCTGGGCTGAAGCCAATAATCAAGTTCAACGTCTTAACCTGTCATTAGCTGAAGCTGGTGGCAACTGGGGTGCTATTGCCAAAGCAAAGTTTCCTGAATTTGGCAATCTTCTCAGTGTTGGCAATCAATTGAGTCAAATCGCAATGATTGCTCAGAGTGCCATGATGGCATTCCAGGGGCTTATTGCAACTGTTGATGTACTAATTCAGCGCGAGAAACAAATTCAAGGACTAAGACTCGCTCTTAGTGCTTTTGTTAGCAATCAAAGTGATGTCAACGCCGTTCTATCATCGGCAAAAGGAATCTCTCTTGAATACGGTGGCTCACTGGCTCAAATCGAACGCGCCTACAAGCGAATTGCCCCTGCCATCCTAGCATCTGGCGGCGATTTACAGGATGTTGAGGCCGTCATTAAATCTCTTACGGCTAAAACCACCCAGCTTGGACTTAATACCGAGCAGGCTGGTCGGTACATCGAAGCATTTGCTCAGGTGATGGGTAAGGGTAAGCTTCAGTCTGAGGAACTCAATCAACAGTTTTCCGAACTTGATGGTGCTCTCCGTTCCCAGATTGCCCTGTACCTTGAAACCAACTATGGTATCACCGATCTAAATGATGCAATGAAAAAAGGCCAGGTAACAGCTGGACTTTTCAGGGAAGCTTTTATCGATGCTGCTAGAAGTGCCAGGGATCAGCTTTCCGGTGCTGTTGGCGAGATTCAGTCGCGAATCGATAGTCTAAATATTCAACAGATCGAAAATCTTAGGAATACACTTAATACAATTTCGATTGAGTCGCTGAACCAGACTTTTGCTAGATTTGGCGCGTCAATGCAGGCAATTTCTACAGCATTTAGTCAATTCTTTGCTGCAGTTACAACAAATCTCCCAGGAATTAAGCGTGCTTTTACTGAAACGTTTGACAAGATTGGTAAAGTGCTAGAAGTACTTGTTATTGGCTTTCTGAACGGTCTTCAGACGATTCTTTGGATTCTTGATCAGGTCATTCAGAAAATTTATCAATTCATTGACGCTGCGATGAAAATTCCCGGCGTCCAGCAGCTGGCCAGCGGGATTCAGGCTATTGGCGATGCTTTCATGAAGAATTTTAGGATTGGTACTGACTTGATCCTCGGCCTGGGGGCGTCCGTTAATACAGCACAAGGTCAATTTGCTAACTTCCAAGCAAGTATTGAGCAACTAGATCAAAAACTAAAAGATGGCAAGATTACCCAGGAGGAGTATTCAAACAGTCTCAAACAGATGTATGCAAATGCTACCGATGGGGCCAAGGTATTGTTAGATGCTTATACACAAGAGCAAGAGAGCGTAAAAGCTCTCAAGGACGAAATCAATGCAAAATTCGAGCAAGAAAAAGAACAAATCCAGTCAGTCATTGACAAAAAGAATGAAGCGCTTAACCTTGAAAAGGAATCACTCAAGACTACTCTTGATCAGTACAAGGCAACATACGATGAAAAGAAACGCCTAATTGACGAAGAAATCAATAAGGTCAAGGAGCGTTATAGTTTAGAACTTGAACAAATCAATGCAGCCACCCCTGCGCAGCAGGAACAACTGCGTTTACGTAAAGAAAAACTTCAAGCAACTATCGATAACGTTGAAGCGACCAACGAGGAAAGGGTGGCCGCACAGGCATCTCTGGATACCATGCGACAACAGGAAGAGTCGGCCGCTGTGCGCAAGCAACAAGAAGCCGAACTAAAGCAGTTGCAGGACGAAAAAGCTGCTGCTCAAAAGAAATATGAGGAGGAACGCAGAGCGGCAGAGAGCGCCTCCCTGGCCAGGCAAAAAGAACTTGAAGATGCGATCAAGGGCTTGACGGATCAATTAAAAGGTAACCAAGAAAAACAGGCTGCTTACAATGCACAACTTGACGAATCTGTCAAGCTGAATAACAATCTAGTCAACAGTATCGACGATATTCCGGCTCTGATTTCTAGGCAGGTCTCGCAGGCCCAGGCAGCTCGAGATGCCTATTGGCAGGCAGCCGATGCAGCCAATGCCCTTGCAGCTGCCATCGAAAGAGCAAACCGAGCCAGGGCTGCTACACCAACGACAACACAGCAAAGGTATGCTGGCGGCCCCGTCTCTGGTGGTTCAATCTATACGGTTAATGAGCTTGGCAGGGAAGGTTTCCTCTCGGCCAGCGGCAAACTATCGGCAATCAATGCTCCGGCCTGGGGTCAGTGGCGAGCTCCTGGCGCAGGTACTGTCATTCCGGCAGACATCTTCGCTACTATTAACGCCACAGCAGCCCCTGGAGGCGTTAGCAGGGCCTCAATGAACACTTCTGGGGCTGGTGGTAGCAGCCAGTTACTCGCAGCCCTTCGTAGCCTCTCTGGCGGCGGCGACAACATTCACAACAACGTCACCATCCAAGCCGCTAACACAACACAGGCAGCCAGCGATATGCTTGTTGAGCTTACGAAAGTTCGCCGTCGTAGGTATTCTTGATCCAGGATTAGCAAGACGATGTTTTTCTTTGGTGAGCCAGAGGATCAAGCTAAACTTTATTGGACTGCAGCGGTTGCCAGTCTTGGCCCCGCTATGGCTGATTCGCCACTGGACGAAATGAGTGTAGTAGATCTAAAGATCGCCCTAGCCTATGCCAGAATGGCCTACGAGGCGGCTCAAAAGGATCATGCGCCCGCTGATACCATGGATGTCTTACTCGAGCAGCATGATGCCATATTTGAGGCCCTAGTGGTAGCAGACGACAACTTTAGACAGCGAGTTCTTGGTAATATCCCTGGCCGGATTATTTGGCTGGGTGGTTATAGCAAGGAAAACATAGATAAGTATAAAAGCCTGGCCTCGGCATCCTAGTCAAGCTGCTACAGTGGGTTGTGTTGCAAATTGGCGTCTCCTATACCCCTGTAGGCGGTGGTTCATTCAATATTGTTTTTGATCAGTTCCTTGGAGCAGATCTGCCAAGAACTTATCAGCAAGGTGCCTCTTTTTCCAAATCTGCCAACGGTGCATCGATCATTCAGGGCTCAGCCTATCGACAGAAGTATATTTGGGCGATCTCTGCGGTCGTGACAACCGCCGTTGCCATCCAGGTTCGACAGATGTTTGAGGCGTGGGATACAGATAGAGCGGCTGGATATGGAGCTGCTATTGGGATTGCTGATACGACCTTTGGAGCAACCGTTAGCACAAGTGCTGTAATTTCGACCCCGCCAACATTTAATCGGATGTCGCCAACGCATTTCCAGGTCAACTTTGGCCTAACGGAGGTTTGAGATGTCGTATCTTATTAACCAGGCTAGGATCCATTCTCTGACGATCAACGGGACAGACTATACGTCTTCCCTTATCACTTGGCAGTGTTCTGACTCGTCAGCCCAAATGCAGGGCATTGTTGCCACGACTGGTCAACTCATTCTTGGACAAGTGCCTGGAGGATATGAGACAGAAGACTACGACCGAGATAACTTTAAGAGAGGCAATCCGGTCATCCTGCAAATGACCTATCCTGGCGGGGCTATTCAGCGCCACCCGAGAGGACTTCTTTATGTGATTTCCGTCTCATATAGTCCAGAGAATGACGAACTTACTGTTGAAATTGGGTGTCGTCTTGCTCTGGCCGCATTGACGGAAAACATTTCCGAAATAGAGAGCCTGGCTCCAATCTATCTAGATCCAACCCAAAAGACCTATCAAGGTATTGCTGCTAGTTTTGCTTCGGCTGGAATGTATCTGTTCCAGGATAACACTGGTGCTCTTGTATCCGATCGCTTCTTCGAGTCTGATAACGATACCTCGTTTGCAGCTGGAGAATGGACCTCTATTCTTGGTGTAACTGCCCTAAAGGCATCTCCCCTTGCTGCGGCAAGGCCAGTGCCCGATCAGATCGAAATCTCTTACCAGGTTCCGGTTGGAGAGATCTCCTCTGATAAGACCGGCACGGTAGATCTTAG